GAACCTCATACCATGCGTGACGCTCTTAATTATCTGCTTGCTGTCGCCGAAATTCAACACGCAAACTTCCATTCCCTTCGTCATACATTTGCAACAAGAGCCATTGAAAATGGAATCAACGTAAAAACGCTTAGTGATATTCTCGGTCATGCAACAGTTCAGATTACAATGGATCTGTATTGCCATACATCTCTCGATCTGATGAGAGAAAATATGGACAAAATCGCTGTGCTGTTTTAAATTTAACTGGGTGGAGTTTTTAGCTCCACCCAATTATTTTTTAGGCGATATCTGAGCCTGCTTGCATGATTTCTATATCTCATACCCATAAATCCCAGATTTCCGTAAGGGTACGGTAAGGGTATGAAGTTCCTTTTTTGTCACACAAATAAAAAAAGCACCTCGCAAACGTACGTGTTTACGAGGCTTTTTGGCAAGTAACCAATCAAATGATACAATGCACCCCTAATTTTCAAGGGGTATAAAAGGGTGCAAAATGCACCCTTTTACAAAAGCCATGAAACATACGAATTTTACAGTTCTGACTCAGGAATATTTTTCCCCACAATATTCTCCAACCTGCAAAGCACAATGTTCCCTGTATTCCGTGCCTCCTCAACAATTTTATCGTCAAATCCGGACTCAGAAAAAAGGTAGTAGTAAAATTCAGACTTTGCTTTTTGCGATGAAAGTTTTGCAGCAGTATCAAGATATTCAGAATATCGGAATGGCTTGTTTTTAAATTTGCATTCGCCAACAAGATAACTTTCCGACTTTGCAGACACCGCAAGAATATCAATCTCCGTGTCCTGAATTTCTGTTTTTTCTTCCTTTCGTCTTACTGTCGTTTTCCCCCACCAGCGTCCCATTCTTGCATAACGAAACGGCAGTGCATTTGTTTTTTGTAATTCTCGCACATATTCACGGCATACATCTTCAAAAACAGTGGCAGCAAACTCATGCAGATTTGGCGCAATAGCGTATTCATAAACGCCTTCCACATCTCCGCCCTCAAGTTCTGAATAATTGGTAAAAACAAAGGCATACCAAAAACGAAAAAAGTTGTCTGTCAGACGGTATAAACCTCGATTTGTGTTGGCTTTTTCCTTAATGCCGTCTGACACAGAAAATTCACGCTCTACGATTTCAAGTTCTATCAGATTTTTCAAGTAAACACTTGTTTTAGAAGTATCATCAACCAAAGACTTCATACTGATATCATTCAGCTTTGTATTGCCAAGTGCAACTGCCTCAATGATAGAATTATACAGCGGTGTTTCACGAAGTTCCTGTCGCAGCAAAAATTCCACTTCACTGTACAATGCACAGCCTTTTGTCAGAATATTTCGCTTGATATTTTCGGCAAGTGTCAAATTGCTGTCAAATTGTTTCAGATAATGCGGTATGCCACCCAATACGGCGTAAGCAATGATTTTATCCTTATCAGAATAATTTGAAAAAAACTGCGTGGCATCATAAAAGCCCATTTCTTTCATCTTGTAGATTCCGGTTGCTCTTCCGTAAAGAGGATTTTTTTCTGCCAGCAATTCTTTTTCAATAAAACTCATTGCACTGCCACACAAAACAATCATTACATTTTCGTCCTGAAATGTTTCGTCCCACAGATTTTGCAGAATAGACGGTATACTCTCATTCCCCTTACACATATACGGAAATTCATCAATAATCAGCAGTTTCTTATTTTCGCCATAAGGCAGGTTAGCAACACTTTTAAATGCTTTTTCCCAATCGGGAAACTCGCTAATATAGGAACGTGCAGGAATGTCTTCACGCATCATTCGTTCCGAAAAATTTTTAAGCTGCATTTTATCCGTACATTCTCTGCATGAAAAGAAAACATGAGGTTTGTCTTTGCAAAACTGACGCAAGGTTTCCGTTTTCCCCACACGGCGACGTCCATAAAGTACAATCAATTGTCCACCATTCTGATGATATTTTCCTTCCAGAAATTGTAGTTCTGCCTTTCTGCCAATAAACATATCTTCACCTCATTTGTCTAATCGTGATTTACTAAATCGTGATTTGATATTATTATACACCATTTCATTGAAAAAATCAAGAGGTTTCAAATGAAAAAAGCACCCTGCGTTTTCAAAATGCAGAGTGCCCGAATGCATTGCTTCCTATATTTCAATCTCTGTTCCGTCCTTAAAATGAAACACCATATTCCCGTCATGAAATACTGTCGCATGATCTATCACTGCCACCCACAGTTTCTCGTCAAATTCTGTCAGTATTTTTTTATGTGTTGAAAGTTCCGCCATAAAGCCTCCAATCAGTTCACTCTTAGCAAGTCGTTCCTCTTTTTGCTTTTGCAGTATCTTCAACTTTTTCTCCTCTTTCTCATATCTCGCAAGCAAATCATTATAACGAATATTATACTCATCCTGATTCTGTGTTGTCTGGCTATTTTCCGTGATAAACTTCCTTGTTATTTCTGCAACAATCATCATTTCCTGCAAGACATCATTTTTCTCTTTTTCAATCTCAGAGCAATTCGTCAACACTTCTTGCAGCATTCGACAATTTTCCAGCACTTCATTCTGATTGGACAGCATCTGATTATATGCTACCAAAAATTTTTGTTTAATTATTTCTTCATATAGATGTGGCGTCACGCAACGTTCACCGCCGTTAAATTTGTGATTGCACTGCCATATAATACGACGATATTTACTTGTGGAGTGCCAGACTTTTGAGCCATAAAAATTGCCACAATCCCCACAGACAATTCTTGCCGCAAAAATGCTCTTGCTGTTGTACTGTTTTCCCAGAGATTTTCTTCGCAGAAACTCTGCCTGCACCAAATCAAATTCATCTGGCTGAATAATTGCCTCGTGACTGTGCTCCACGTAATACTGTGGAATTTCGCCCTCGTTGATTTTTCGCTTTTTTGTAAGAAAATCAGTTGTGAACTGCTTTTGGAGCAAGGCACTCCCCTTGTATTTCTCGTTTGTCAGAATACTTTCCACTGTTGTGGATTGCCACTTCACTTTGCCAGCAGGTGTAGGAATACCACGCTCTGTCAATACTTTTGCAATCTTATATGGTGTCATACCGTCCATAAAACTACGGTAAATATAGCGAACAACTTCTGCCTCTTCTGGCACAATCTCCGGTAAGCCATCCTCTCCCCTTTTATATCCAAGAAAATGACGATACGGCAAGCTGACTTTTCCATCTTGAAAACGCTTTCTTTGTCCCCATGTGACGTTTTCAGAAATGGAACGGGATTCCTCCTGTGCTAAGCTAGACATTATCGTGATAAGTAATTCGCCCTTGGAATCCAGCGTGTAAATATTTTCTTTTTCAAAATACACCTCCACACCTTTTTCTTTCAGATTACGGACAGTTGTCAGCGAATCTACAGTATTTCGTGCAAAACGGCTGACGCTTTTTGTGATGATAAGGTCAATTTTTCCGTCCAAAGCATCGGAAATCATGCGGTTAAATCCATCTCTGTGTTTGGTATTTGTAGCAGATATGCCTTCATCCGTGTACACAGAAACAAACTCCCAGTCGCTTCTCTCCTTAATATATTTTGTATAGTAATCAACCTGTGCTGTATAAGACGTAAGTTGTTCCTCACTGTCAGTAGAAACTCTAGCATAAGCAGCAACTCTGCGTTTTTTTGTACTTGTTTTTGGCAAATGAGTTGCCATATTGATTGTCTGCGGAATCATCGTGACTGTGCGTGCCATTTTCTGCTCCTTTCGCCTGTAGCTTTTTTCATTTCATCCGTCCAGCTTTCACTGCGTGAACGGTCTTTCCAAGTCGCCTTTTCCTCATGCCCGTCCGTGAAAATGAAAATCAGTTTGTTCGGTGCAGGAACGAGAATTTTTTCGATTTGTTCTGCAAAGATTTCAACATCAAATTCCGAAACTTTCAACACGTCACAGCAAACGAAAATCAGCGTGTTTTCCGGAATTTGTTTTGCAGTGGGACAGAACCTTTTCCCTTTTGTGTTGTAAGTTGAACAAGCCTAGACAACGCCTGTTACCGTTGTTTTCCTGCGATAATTCTTGCCACAGCAAGCACATTGAATGATTCCACTGAATGGATATTTGTTGGTCGTGGATTTGCTTGGTGTGAATTTTTCCCGACGGTTTTTCAACATCTTTTCCACACTTTCAAACATCTCACTGTTGATAATTGCCGGGTGGGATTCCTCCACATAAAACTGTGGCAACGCACCGTTATTTATGATTTTCTTTTTCGTGATGTGGTTCTCCCGATATGATTTTTGCAGCAGCATATTGCCAGCGTATTTTTCATTAGAGAGAATCCTATGAACATCATTTGCATTCCACTCAAAGCCTTTCAGTGTTTTGATTCCCATTTCATTCAGCTTTTTTGCGATGAGGAGAAAGCCGTTTCCAGCGAGATATTCCTCAAAAATCATGCGGACAATTTCCGCTTCCTCCGGTACAATTTCAAGGCTGCCGTCAGCAGTTCTTTTGTAGCCGAGCATACGGATTGTGCTGATTTTTCCCTCCTCAAAATCCTTCCTGATACGCCATTTCTGATTTTCGCTTGCGGAATAGCTTTCCTCCTGCGCATAGCTTGCCAAAATGGAAAGCATCAATTCGCCGTCTGCACTCATGCTGTGAATGTTCTGCTCCTCAAAAAATACGTCAATGCCGAGGCTTTTGAGTTCTCTCACCGTTTCAAGTAAAGTGACGGTATTTCTTGCAAAACGGCTGATTGATTTTGTGATAATCAAATCAATCTCTCCGGAACGGCAAAGTGCAAGCATTTTCTGAAAATTTTCTCTATTGTCCTTAGTGCCGGTCAGCGCCTCATCAGCATATACGCCACAATAAAGCCAGCCCCTATGATTTTGAATCATATGACTGTAATAACTAACCTGTGCAGACAATGAATGTAACATAGCATCTTTGCCGTTTGAAACTCTTGCGTATGCTGCTACACGAAGTAGTTTCGGCTGTTTCAATGTTGGAAACTGTACCTTTTTTATCAATCGTTCCATGATACCCTCTCCTTTCGTGATGACATATTACCTCTAAAATACCTCACAGTCAAGGAATATACTACACGAATTTAAGCCGTATTTTTCGGCAATAATTGTATTCATTTTACGGTACTCTCCCTTTGAAATCATCCCGGACTTGATCCAATTTTTCAGAATAGCAGTCATTGTTTTATACATCATAATACTCTGATATTTTTCTATGCTCATAACACATACTTCCTTGCTTTCCCATAACAAATACGAGAACAATATTTTCTGTTTTTACTGCTATAAGCAGTGAAGTAAATTCCACATACCGGACAAATAAAAGTCTGTACAGACCGATGCTGTATCTTTTCTGGATGTGCATTCCACCAATCTATACGGCATTTGTCTGAGCAGAATTTTTTCTCTTTGCGATGTGGTGTCTGCTGAATTTCCTTCCCACACTGTTTGCAACCATTTTTTTCATGTACTGTCTTTCTACCTCCAAGATGATTTCGCTGACAGTAGGATTTCACAGTATTCGTCGACAGACCAAGCTGTATTGCCACTTTTCCATAAGTCATACCGTTCATGCGCATTTGACGGATTTGTTCTTTTTGTGCTGTATTCATTGCTTACCTCCAAAAAAATCTTGCACCGATATTTTAGTCGGTGCAAGATCATTCAATATATAATTACGAAAAGTTGTATGTTGAAACATAGCCCGTCACATACTGTCCAACCGGCGTCGCACCGCAGTATTCAAATTTCGTTGTGATACGCATTCTGCTATTTACAACCTGCCCGTCATAGATGTAAAACGTACCGGATTTTTTCGTACCGGAAGTGGCTGTTGCCGATGCATAAAGAGTCGCATTGTTCGGCGTAATTTTTGTGCCTTTCGAGTAGGACTTTGTATAGACCACGCTACCTGAATTGTCAAAAACGCTGTAGCCTGACTTACAAGCTTTTTTCGCATTTTCCAGCGAGGAGTATGCGCCAATCTGAGATTTTGCATCAGACCATGACTTACGGACACGGTAGAGCTGTGCGGTGGATGAGGTTGTGTTGCTTGTGGTCGTGGATGCCGTTGCAGAAGTAAGATACCCCTGCACTTTCGCTTTGAATTCAGACCAGTGCGGCAGGATATATAACGGACAAATTTTGTAGCTGTTTTTCATGGTGTTCAGATTGTCAACTGTCCCTGTTTTTCCGTCACGAACGTTCAGCCAGTGCGTGTGCGTGTAGAGTTTTTCGATGCCGAGGTTGTATTTTTTCAGAAGTGCAGCAGCCAATTTTGCCGCATTATCTTCCGACTTTTTATCGGTATCATTGTAGGAAGAGGACATAATACATTCAATGGCAATCGTCCTGCGGTTGCCGTTTCCACTGCCGTCCGCAGCGTGCCAACCGGAGAGCGTCAAGGGTAAGTTTTGCCACGCACAAGTATTATCCACATAATAGTGAACACGTACATCTTTCATGTTGCCGTTGACCGTAGCACGGGTGTACTGCTCCGCCGGAGTCGTACCATTCGCCACAGAAATCCAGTCTGTGTTGTGAATGGTAACGCCGATAATTTTGCCCTCCATAGAAACGGAGGGCATATCAATCTTATTTGGATTGTGTTTTGTGAGTAAGTACTCATTGACGGTTACGTTGCCGAGATGTGTGGTCGTATCAGGTTTTAAAATTGCCATAAGTTAATCCTCCTTTGAATCATCAGAACCACTCTTTTTCTGGAGCAGTTCAATTGCATTGTTCAGAACCGCAGGGTAATGTACGCCCATAAGTCCTGTGTTTTCGATAATTGAGATGAGTTCGTTGCAGCAAAAACCGATGCAAACTGCGTCACGCACGTAAGTTGTGCCGAGCAGAATATCAACTCTGACTGCAACAATAATCAGCATCAGCACGCAGACCTTTTTCGCTAATCCCTGCCAACAAGAACTGGAATTCAGCTTGCCGCTGACTGATTTGTCAGAACGTCCCATTGCTGCGGTGATAAGACCCGTTGCAAAATCCACTGCCATGAAGATGAGCAGCGTCACAAATGCGGAGTCCCAACCGCCAAAAATAGCGGCTACAAAGCCGCCGATTGCACCAATTATGGTGCAGATAAATTCTTTCATAAACATCATCCTTCCATGATTTGAATGCTCCGGATCATCGGATGCGAATTGTCGGAAATGCCCTTGAATGCGAGATAATACTCACCATTTGAAATTGTTTCCAATGACTGCAAAACAGTAATAAAAGTGTCGGAATAGAGCAATTTGCACGGCAATACAATTGCACTTTCAGACTGAATCGCCTCATAAATGTACCGTGCTAAATCCGCCCCAGTTTTATCAGATTTCGGTACAAAATACAGCTCTGTGTCCGCAATTTCACCGGATTTGTAGGTCAGCATAATCTGTGCAGATGATGTGATTTTCACTGCATCCAAGAATAACACGAATACCGTTCCAGCCCAATTAAAATCGGTTTGATTGAAGGAAATCGCATAGTTATTTTCAGCACAACAGAAGTTCGGATAACTCTGCACAAAGCCGGAAAGTGAACGATATCCGTCACCATAATAGGTGTAAATTTTCTCGCCGTAATCTGCAAGAACGGAATCCCCATAGTCAAAAATTGTTGTAAAATTACTCTGCCGTTCAACAGCAGAAAGCAACCCTTGAATCTGATTTTCAAGGGAAAGAATTTTGTCGTTTGTGTTCTGAAATTCATACTGCGTGGAATCACGGAGTTGCTGCACATCACTGTCCAATGTGTCAAACTGTTCTGTTGTGACGTATCCGGAAA